ACTCATTCTGTAGAAAAGCTGTTGACGATCAGATAGCAAAAATAAATACGAGGTACTTAAAAAATGACGACCCAAGAAAAGAGGAAAGCTACACTCCTGGAATCCAAAGCATTGAGAAAAGGAATAGCAAACCGAAAGAAGAAGCTAACTAACCTAAAGAAAGAATACGCGTACTTTAATGACTTTGTGGAATTTAACAAGAAGTGGAAAGATTACCTAGAAGCCAAGGAAGTAAAAGCAAAGAAGGACAAAGAAGAATATACCCTAAAAACACTAGAAGGACTAAAAGATACTATTAAGTTTGAAAAGGAATCTATGGGTATAGAGCAAGACCAACTAGAGAATGGTATTACAATTAAAAGACCAACCGGGGTAAACTAATGAAAGCCAAAAGTATGATGTTAGGGTATAATGAAAATGGGATGGAAGAAGCAGTAGTTATTTTAAAATTGGTTTTTGGCGGTATAATAATTTTATTCGGATTAATCACAATGTTATTCAATTTATTTATTGGTTCTGTGATTGTATTGATTCCAGTTATTTCATTTATAGTAAAAAAGGTACAAGGAGGTAAAAAATGGAAGGAATAATAAGAAAAGCGACTGAAAGAGATAACGATTACTTTGATATTGACCTAGGTCAACCTAGACAGAAGCATACTGCAGAAGAAAAATTTACTATTGAACTACACAAGCAGGAACAAATAGCTACAAAGAAAGGACTACCATTTGCTAGACACGTGGCAGTGGCAGACCGGGAAGATTATCAAAGAAAAGTAGAACAGACACTTAAAAGAGAAGGAATGCTACCAGACAATTTTCCAAGGTTCGAGGTAGACTGGACAAAATATAGTGACCTAAAGAACTTTGAATTAGCTGAAACAACACAACGAGCAGACCCAGACTTGTCTAAACACAACCCAGGAATGCACGTAATGAGTGAAGTCAAGACTTACAAGTTTAAAGGATACGGAGCAAACACTTACAAAGTAATGGATGACGGGCCAACAAGCATCCGAAAAGCTGCAGAGAAAAGAAAAGCAGACTTGAAGTAAAACTCTCAGAGTGCGGGATTAATTAACCCAATAGCCTCTGGTCAAATGCGTAAGTCTTAACTTAGTTAGGAGCCAGAGGACTTTATAATCATGGAAAAAGAAAGAATAAATATAAAGCAAGTTCCAAGTGACTTAGTCAGATATGTCTGGCATGGACAAACACGAGAAGGATTAGAGATGGTATTGTGTTTAATGTCTCAGGGATATTACCTGGAGGTTTGGGCAAAGATGAGTCAGGAGTTCCATAATCTTGCAGTAAGTACCTATGAGGAGTTTTGGGAATTAATAAAAGATGGAAATCAAAGATAAAATAGAGCGAGTGAAGGTACAAGAATTAAAGTACGCATCAGCAATCATAGAGAGATGGGAAACAGTCACAGGCCAAACAGCAACAAAGGAAGATTTAAGCGAAATAGAATTAAACTCTGATAATGTGGTGGAAGAATGACACAAATGAAACAAAAAAGTAACAAAAGGCTAAGCAGGCGACAATTAGAGTTTATTCAGATATTCGAGAACCAGATGTGTCTAATTACAGCAGCATGCAGAGCATCCAAAGTAAGCCGAGCAATGTACTACAGATGGCTAGAACAACCATTATTTAAGGAACGAATAGAAGACACAAAGACCGGAGTTAAGGACTTCGGAGAACAGGCACTCATCAAGTTAATCAAAGACGGAAGCCCTGCGGCAACAATATTCTTTAATAAATGTAGAAATAAGGATAGAGGATACGTAGAAAAGCAAGAAGTACAGCATTTAGGAGTAGACAACTCAATTAATGTAATCATTCCTAAAGAAGTGGCCGAATTATTGAAGGAGGAGTAATGGCGAAGTTCGAGCTAACACCGAAACAAGCGTTCGCTTGGTTTAAGTTGATGGACAAGACTTCTAAAGAAATAGGATATGGTGGGGCGGCAGGTGGAGGAAAGTCTATACTGGGTTGTTTTTGGGTACTAACAATGGCGCAGAAGTATCCTGGAACCAAGTGGCTTATAGGGCGAAAGGAGCTAACTAACCTAAAAAAGACCACATTACTCTCATTTTTTCAAGTGATTCAGATATTAGGAAAAAGACCGGATGATTTGTTTGTTATGAACTCACAGACAAATATCATCCAATTTCATAATGGTTCAATGATTTTCTTGATGGATATGTCGCATCAACCAAGCGATCCACTATATACACGATTTGGTGGTTTAGAGCTCACAGGAGCCTTTGTAGACGAATCTAACGAAAATGACATAATGGCACTAGAAATCCTTAAAACTCGACTGGGGAGGGGTCTAAACAAGAAATACGGCATAATTCCGAAGCTACTCGAGACTTTTAACCCTTCGAAGAACCATGTGTACCATAGATACTATAAACCATGGAAAGATGAGAAGTTGCCAGAACATAGGGTATTTATAACAGCACTAGCAACAGATAACCCTTATTTGGATGAAAACTACATCGAACAGCTAAGAAATGCGGACAGAACTACCAGAGAACGTCTATTGCATGGGAATTTTGAATACGATGATGATCCTAGCAAATTATTTGAATATGATAAGATAATAGATTTGTTTACCAATGATATAATAATACCATCAAGACATCAGATTTATATCAGCTGTGATGTGGCACGATTCGGGGAAGATAAAACGGTGGCAATGGTCTGGAAAGATTGGATGGTGGATAAAGTAGTGTCACTTCCAAAGTCATCAATGAAACAGGTAGTAGAAATGTTAGAGAATCTGGCACAAGTGTATCATATACCTAGGTCAAACATAGTAATTGATGAAGATGGAGTAGGTGGTGGTGTAGTAGACTTTATGCCAGGAGTGAAAGGATTCGTTAACAACTCAACACCAATCGAATCTAAGTTCGGGAAGAAGATACACAACTATCGTAACCTAAAAACACAATGTTATTTTAAATTAGCCGAGAAAGCAAATAAGGGCGAGATAGGGATATGTGAAGTAAGCCCAGAGTGCCAAGAGTTAATTATAGCAGACTTGGAACAGATAGCCCAAAAGAACATAGACAAGGACGGAAAGATAGAGATACTCGGTAAGGATGAGATAAAAGAGAAGCTGGGTAGGTCAACTGATTATAGCGATGCTCTGATGATGCGGTGTTACTTTGAACTTAAGGGTTCATATAAACCATATATGGCTACATAGTTTTTTATGTATATATGTTTTATCAATCTTTAAATAATAAATCTAATTGAATAAACAATGAACGATAAGGAAAAAGCTAAGGAAGTCAAGGGCTTTATTGCAGTTGACGAAATAGCTAAATCAAATTATTATAATAGTAAGGAGTATCTTAATTCTATTACCACACTCAATCAGGCAATGAAGGGGCAAACAAGCGATATCCCAGTTAAGTTCCCATCGGATCTAGGAGCGCAACATCCATTTGACTTTAAAGAAGTACAGGGAGCATATGAGAAAGTGGGGCTGGTAAGTGCGGCGGCAAATAGAATAACCGACTCGGTACTAGGCGACTTTCAAGTTAAGGTAGATGACGACAATGCACAAGCACTACTTACAGATTTTATAAATGACTCAAACTTTTTGGTATCATTAAGGCCGTGGATATTAGAGGCAGTTTTGAAAGGAAATGGATTTATGGAGTTAGATTTACCAGAGTCAAAAGTCCGAGTAATGAACGCCAACAACATGTATGTCCGTAGAACCAAGAAAGGAAAAGTGATAGAGTTTACTCAATTCACAAAACCGTTGAGTTCATTCACAAAGAACAAAGACGCAACAATCCAATTTAAACCAGACCAGATGGCACACTTGGCAATCAATAAGATTCCTAACGATCCATACGGAATAGGTTTTATTTATCCTAATATGATTACAGTAGATAATTATGCAGGAGCCGAGTCAGACTTGCACAAGTTAATAAGTAGAAAGGCGGGGGCACCTTATCATGTTCAAATAGGGGCAGAAGGGGAAAGTGTACAACCGGGAGATATCCAAGAGTTCTCAGACAAATTAAAATTCCAGAGCACCAGAACAGAATGGGTAACAGATGGAAACGTTAAGATTACCTCATTAGATTTTAAAGACGTTGGAAAGAATCTAACAGACGCAGTAGACCACGATGTTGAACAGTTTAGTATCGGAACATTAATCCCATTGGTTATACTGGGAAAAGCAAACATACCAGAGGGATTGGCAAAAGTACAACTAGAGGCATATCAAAGGTTTATACATTCAATCAGACTATTGGTTGAAGAAGTGGTAGAACAGAAGATTCTAAGACCGTATTTGAGACAGAACGGTATGGACATGAGTGTAGATTTTATATGGGAATTACCTGGGGAAGAAGAAAAGAATGAGAGGCTAAGGGTGATTGGCGAAACATTGAAGAATCCATTTATTTCGCCAGTATTAAAGGCATCACTAGAGATAGAGTATGCTAAGATGATGGGGTTCGAGGATGCTATCAGAGTATTAACACCGCCAGAGAAAGCAGAGGAGGTAGAACAGGCAAGAATGGACCGAGAGCGCGAAGAAACAGAGATTAAACAACCAGCTGTCCCAGGCGCAAAACCAACAGCAAACCAAACCGCCCAAAACAACATTAAGGAAACAAAAAAGCCCGATTTACTCGTAAAATCAACCGCCCAAAAGACATTAACTCTAGATGAAGCAAGACAAATGAGTGTAGCAGAGTATGTCAATATTACAGAGATAGCAGGTTTTAATTATACAGATTACTTAGTTAAGATACTACAAAAATTAAAGACTTTCAAGTTTGAGGAATTGAGGGCGGTAACAGAACAAGACCTGGTTATTGGTTTATTACCAAAGTCAGATATAGAGAAGTTAAGGATAGTTTTAAAAGATGGATTTAGAAAGAATCTAACCATCAGGGAAATCGAAAAGGACATAGCTAACTCAATCAATCTAAAAGATAGAATTAAGATACAAGAAGATGGTACTGCTAGAGTTACATTGGGAGCAGACGCACGACCACTTGTTATAGCAAGAACGGAAACCATAAGACTAGCAAACGCCGGACTTAAAGATTTATACCTAGAGAATCAAGTGAACAATTATAGGTATCTTGCTGCATTAGACGACAGAACTTCCGAGATTTGTAATAGTTTAAACGGACAAGTGTTTGCTACAAAAGATGGGGAGCCAGGAGTTAATATGCCCCCCATGCATGCCAATTGCAGATCCACAATTGTCGGGCTGGTAGACTAATGGTAGGGATAACTGAACAGACTAGGCCAATATGTGCCAAATGTAAAACAAATCCAGCACTTAGTTATATGGATGGGATTTGGGTTTGCGGACAATGTCTGCATGAATACTTGCAATTAAAGGAGAAACAACGAAGGGAGGCGTTCTTGGAAGGATAATGGTATTTGTAGACCCAGTAACCCAACAACGAATAGCACATGACCCGATGTGTGTAGATTTACAATATGACCTAATTGGAGACGATTCAATTTCTCAAGAGACAGTCCCGGTGATAGGCAATTGGGCAGATTATACTGGTTCTGCAATAGTTAATTCAAGAGCTCAACAGATGTGGGCCGGGACAAGCAATGCTTTATTTGGAGAAGACCCGCAAATAGAAAGTAATGCTAAAGTGGGCAATCTAGGCATAGTAGGACAGAACACACAGACAACAAGGCGTAGAACTATACGGAGGTTAGCATGTCTGAAAAAGTAATAGAGATTAATACTGGTTCAGGAAGGGCAGTATTTCTAACAGAATTAATGGAAGGAAAACTTAATGCGGTTATAATAGAATCACAAGACAAAGTGTCTGTAATGATTAGTAGCGACCTTGGTTATTTGATATTTCACAATCCAGAACATTATGGAGTCAAGTATTATGCACCGAGAGCAGTGATGAGGGGCCCGGAGAGAAAGTTAATTGTTAGCGACCAGTTTGATAAGTTTGTACTCAACGAACCAATGGACATAATGGTTGATGGTGGAAAAAATAGAGACGTTAAGATAATTTTAAGGTTTGATTAATATATACATACCCTATCTCAATATTTAAATAAAACTTTTCTGTAATTCTTACATAGGTAATTTAAATGGTAGAAGAAAAAACCAACGAAACAGGGCTATTAGTAGAATATGCAGTATCTATTAGCGAGTCAGCAGAACTAGATGGCGATTTTACAATCAAGGGTATTGCTATTAATGAAACTACTACATCTAATGGGCACAAGTTTATCGGCGAGGAATTAGCTAAGTCTGCCCAAACATTGATTGGCGTTCCATTATTAAAAGACCACGTTAATTCTGTAGATAATATTGTAGGACGAGTTAAGGGCGCATTCTTTGATGAAGCAAGACGCGCTGTCCCTTTTAGTGCAATAGTGAAAGACCCAACAATGAAACAAAAGATTAAAGATGGGTTGATTGATTCAGTTAGTGTAGGGGCCCATGTTTTACCACAAGATATTGAAGAAACAGAGAACGGTGATATTATACCACACAATATTGTTTTTAAAGAATTAAGTTTGGTAGGTGTTCCAGCAGACTCTGGTGCCACATTCCAAATAGCGCTTAATAATTCATATCAAGCGTTCAAATCAAACTCTAACGAGAATCAAAGTGTTACAAAGGAGGTTTTAAAGATGACAGAAGAAACGAAAGAAGAACAACCTGTTCAGAAAGAAACTGAAGAAGCTAAGCCAGAAGTAGAAGCTGAAGTAGAGGCAGAAGTAGAAGCTGAAGAACCAAAAGCAGATGTAGAAGAAAAGATTATGTCCCTTTTATCCAAAATGGATAAGAGAATGGCTAAACTAGAAGCTGCAGATGAAGATGAGAAACCAGTAGAAGCAGAAGCAACCGCGGAAGAAGAAGCTGAAGACGAAGAAGAATCAGAGGAAGCTGAGGAGGAGGTAGAAGAAGGTTACAAGATTGTAGCTGGAGACAAAGCGTTCATGTATGAACGGTCATCCTATGTATACTAATGGCAAGTGACTCAGTATCAACAAATACTTTAGGCGCTCAAGTTGTATTCGATGGAAACAGTCCCCGTACTTTTACTGCAACAGCTAGAGCAGTGATCTCTGGTGGTGATTTGGTTCAGATTTCTGGAACAACAAACGATGTCGGTTCTGGTGTTTCCTCTTATGCGAATGGAGACTTAACAGTTTTCGGAGCACAAGATGTAACATTATGTAATGGTATTGCACTTAACACTGCTGCATCTGGGGCTTTGGTCACAGTAGCAACACGAGGAGCATATCTTATGAGAGCAGGCGGAGTAGTATCTGGTGGAGCATTAGTACAACATAATGCATCAGGTAATGTAGCGAACTTAGGAGTACTAGGTTCAGTAAGTGTTGGAACTGTAGGTCCACGACCTATTGGAACAGCTATGACAACTACAGGTTCTGGAACAAACCTATATTCTCTTGTTTATCTAAATGTTTAAATGGCAAGTTTTAAGAAATTGAACGAGTATATCAGCACAGCTGATGGAACTGCAGGAACGTTATTAATTCCTAAACTGATTATGCCAGCATTAATCGAGGAAGTAGAGAAAACTCTAGTACCAAGAGAAATGGCTGCACAAGTTTGGGGACCAGGACAAATCAAAGGTTCTAGCTTTACAGTTAACCTAGAAACTCCAAATACATTAGATGTACGAGAAGTAGGGGAAGGGGCCGAAGTGCCGTTGGATAACATCGACTTTAGTACAATTACATTCACACCTAAGAAATATGGTGTAGCTGTAAGGATTACTAGAGAGATGATGGAAGACTCACAGTTCGAATTACTTCAAAGAAACATACGAATCGCAGGTAAGAGATTCGCTGAGAACGAAACTAACCTAGTCTTAGGACAGTTAGATACAGCAGATTCAACAACTGCAGGTGGTGCAGCGGTAACAATCGCCAACATCACAGAATCTATGTTTGACGTTGAAAACAACGACTACGTTCCAACTGATTACCTTTTGGGTAATGAGCAAGCAAACGATCTAAGAAACATCGATACCTTTGTTGAAGCCGATAAGGCGGGAAACACAGAGATGTTGAATAGAGGATTTATAGGAACAATTTTTGGTTTGAACGTTGCAAGATACAGTACAAATGCCGGAGCTAACGCAGTGGCAACAAGCGGATATATCTTTGATAGATCCCAAGCGTACGGAATTGCAATTGGACGAGATTTGACAGTAGAGAACTTCACACTACCAACATTCGATATGGAAGGAGCAGTAATAACGCAAAGAATTGATGTGAAAGCATTGAGGACTGCAGCTATATCGAAAATAACCTCGAGTTAAGGTTGAATAGTTAAGTATTACTATGCAGTTTTGGGAAATCTGCTGAAATCAAAAACCCCGCGCCGCAAGGCATAACTAAATAGAAAAAACAAACAAATGGCAATAATAACAGACAATGTCAGAAATGGAGCCGTGGACGGTATGGGTAGAGGATTGACTGGTTCCGAAACAGGAATCGGCGGAATCACTATCGTAAGTGCAACTCCAGACGAAGTACTAACTGGCCAAACTGGTTCAGATGTAGCATGGGACGCTAACGCTAGCGAACTATATATGTGTGAAGCACAAGGTGGAAGCGAGTGGGTACATTTAGGTTCAATAGCTTAAATTAGGAGGTTCAAATGACAACAGAAATACGAGCAGAAGTTTTTGCATCTGGAACAACAACTGGATTAATCGAGGGTACACACTCCGTAGCATATACAATGCTATGCGGGATAAGTGGAACTCAAGTGATACCGCTTCGTTGTACAGATGACGGTCTACTATTAACCTCAGGTGTTAATTAGTTAAATGGCCCTTGATACAATAGGGTCGATAGCGACGCATATATTAGAAAGTTTCAATAATATATCTACCGGAATAAGTGGTAATATGGTTGAGATAGTAGATATGAATAGACAGCATGTCGCGAATTTTGTTGGGCAATCAATTGGGTCAAATAATATAGAAGACGAGTTCCAACCGCCAATAGTTAATTTTTCTAAAGCAGATACTATAGACTTCGTACAGGCACAAGCGGGCGGAGAAAAGTTGTCACTTGCAGAACTAAGCATTGAGGACTCGGGCGAGGAAATGAGTTCAAAGGCCTGGAGAATGCTAGCAGAAGGACAACTAAATGCGATCGGGCGTAAAGTGAACTTCGTAAGAAGCCTAAGCTAATGTCATATTCTTCTAATTTACAAGCCGGCATAAATAATATTGTCGCAAAGGCAGGAACATCTGTAAGGATTAGATACTTTAATCCTACAATGGGAAGTGTATGGGATGATGAAGCTACCTTAAATGATTCAGATACAGTCATAATAGGTTCTAATTCTGAACTAACAGTTAACTTAGAAGGAACTTACCCCGCATCAGGTACATCCCTGGGGGTAGTAGCTTATGGTTCAGGTCTTAATGAAATAAGGTGGTTTAATGATTGGGTAATTGTATATTCTGGTACTGTAGGTGGCCATCATCTATGGGCTATGGCCGGTAGTCAGACTTCTGCTGGGGGAGAATACCTACCAGCGGGTAACTATGATCCTACAAGCGGTACGGCAGTTGCAACAATAGCACCCCCATCGGTATGGGCAAGTGGAATAGTAGTGCCCGTAACGGCCAGAGAAGGGTCTAATGAGTCAGTTCTACTACAACAAGGGAAGTTAATCGACACAGACCAAAGGCTTTATATGAATGGGTCTATCCCAGTAAATGGGTCCACATATTTGGTAGACATACAAATAGGTAGTCCTATAGGAGATTTATACACAACAATCCCAGAAGGAGGACTACTTTATACGGCACAAGGCGAATCAATCTATAAGAAGCAGTACATCAGAAGACTAACTGGGAGTCTAACATGAGTGTAGGTGTTAATGTTGTTGGGCTTACAGCCGCAAATGCATACTTAAAAAAGAAAAAACTTCAAGTTTCTGCACAAGAAAAACTGGGGATTAGACAGGCGGCGATACACGTGCAGGGCGAG